GGCGGACGCCGGCGCGGCCGTACTGATCTCCTACGGCTTCATCCCAGCCGCGATCAACAATGCCTGCATCGAATGGGTGGCGGAGCGCTATCGCTACCGCACCCGCGTCGGCCAGAGCGCGCAGACCGTGCAAGGCCAGCAGACGGCGTCGTACAGCCTCAAGGACATTCCGGATTTCATCCGCGCCTCGCTCGATCCCTATCGCAGCGTGGTGGGGGCGTGATGTTTCAGCTCGATCTGCGCGACGATTACAGCGGAAGCCTTGCCGGCATGCCCGACCGGGTGCGCCAGGCGCTCTCAAGCAAGGCCAATGTGCTTGCCGTCGCGCTGGAAGCAAAAATCCAGCAAAAGCTTTCCGGCGGCGTGCTCAATACGCGAAGCGGCGCGCTGGCCCGTTCGATCATTGCGACGGTCGACGAATCGTCGACCGACGTCTCGGTCCGCATCGGCACATCCGGCGACGTCAAATACGCGGCGATCCAGGAATTCGGCGGCACCATCCCGCCGCACGAGATCGTGCCGGACAAAGCCAAAGCGCTCGCTTTCGCTGTTGGCGGCAAGCAGGTCTTCGCGGCGCGGGTGAACCTGCCGGCGGTGACGCTGCCGGAGCGGTCTTATCTGCGGTCGTCGTTAGCGGAGATGGCGGAGGATATTGCGGGGGGATTGAGCGAGGCGGTCGGCGAAGCAATCCGCTGAGATTAGCGCCGGGGCTTTCCTTTTTGCATCTGCAAAGACCGAACGGAGACGATCGCATGCTCACGTTGCGAGGATTGCGCGCGTTTTCGCTTTCGGCCACCGGGGATGACGGTGGCATTTCGTGCGATGCGCAAGGTGCTTTTGCCGGCGGCGTGCCGCTGCTTGAGCGCGCGAACGTTGGTGGCGCGGGCAACTGGTGGACCGTTCGGCCGGTTACCGAGCTCAACCATGAACTGACGACACGCTACCGGCTTCCGATCGATGTCACGGCAAAGGCTGGCGCACTAGCGGTCATTGCAAACGCTCTCAATCGCGGCGATCTCGCGATAGCCGCGATTGCCACTGTGCAGATGCAATTCCCCAACCCACCATCGCTCGCGAAAGGCGTAGAATCCGCCGACGACATTATGCGGCGCGCTTCAGAGCTCCACCGCAGTCATTTGCTCAAAGCGAATTGGGATCCCGCAAAACATCCACGCGCCGGCGCGCCGCCCAATCCCGGTTGGTTCGCGCCGGCGACTGCGGCACCCGAAGGTCCCAACGTCGTGCCGGTCATGATGGATCCCAGGCATAAGCCTTGGGAAAGACCGGAGTTTGGCGGTGGTGGCGGGGCGGGCGGACCACCTGAACTTCCTTTTCCGCGAGGGTTGCCCCGGGTTTCTCCTCCAAGCGAACCTTTACCGACACCAGAAGCTCCAGCGAAAGCGCCGTCCGGACCGCCCGCAGCAGTTGAACCGCAACCGAAGCTACCGTTTCCGGGCGGGCTACCGCCAAAACTGGCGCCATACATACCAGGAGGCAAAACCTCCGGAATTTTTGTTTCTCCAAATGATACTACTGTAGAACTTCAGAGCGGATATGATGGGCCGGCGATTTTAATGCCCGAGGAAAGTGCCGGCTTCGATTCGTACACGCTAGGTCACGTCGAAGGTCACGCCGCGGCGCTCATGCGGCAGCAGGGGATGACGGAGGGAACTCTCTACATCAATAATCCCGAAATCTGCGTTTCCTGTAGGAAGCTGCTGCCAAAAATGCTTCCTCCAGGGGCCACCTTGCGCATAGTCCTTCCGGATGGAACCGTTACGGAATTCAAGGGTATTGGCCGATGAAAGTTCGATACTTGAACTATCAGAACAAGTCGGATCCAATGAGCGGGACCATACTCGCGGAAGCGCCGATGCTGTCCAAACTGCTCGATGCTCAGCGAAATGAGCCGCCATTCTTGGCGGAGCTTTCTGCCGACAACGGCTACCACATCGAATATGGCATCGGAGGTGATGTCAGCTGTGTTCAGTTCAGTCGGAATGATGGTGATCCGCCATATCTCATGGCTGTGTCCGCGCGTCCTTCGATGCTGAGCGGCTATGTCGAGTTCCTCACAGCTAATACGCCAACGCCAGTTGCCGCACGCTACATTATCAGTTTCGACGAGCTGAAAGTGATTGCGCTCTACTTCTTAAAGACTGGCAAACGCAGCGATTACGTATCTTGGCAGCGACTCAACCCGAGAGCTGTCAAAGAGGATGCGGAGCGCAGGTTCTGATGAATAGGGATCGTTCAGGTGATGGGACGAGGTACGAAATACATCAGTGCTGTCCTTGTAGCGGCGTTCATAGTCCCCCACAGCTGTCATGGCCGAGCCTAATTCTGACACTAGCCCGTCGGCAATGATGCGCGAGCTTTGGGTGCGCTGGTTGACCGACCGATCCCTCATAGAAAGCGAAAACAAGGGGCAAAGTTCTAGTCCCAACAAGGTGCTCGCCGCGCTGGTGGATTGGCCGATCGGCGATCACATAGCCACGGTACTTGCGGCATCGAGCGGCGACGCCCCCGCCAGCAAACAAAACGCAACTCACGTTTCCATTTCCAGGTGGCTTGCCGCCAAAACTCCCGCCATACATACCCGGTGGCAAAACAACTGGGATTTTTCAAAGTCCAGACAACCCTGATATAGCACTGCAGAGTGGATACGAGGGGCCGGCCGCATCTATGCCGCCCGGGAGTCCTGGCTACGATGGGCGTACTCTTTCGCACGTTGAAGGACACGCGGCGGCGTTCATGCGAGAGCAGGGAATTACGAAAGGAAGGCTTTATATAAATAATCCGGAAATATGCGATAATTGCACACGCTTGTTACCAAAGATGCTGCCCCCAGGAAGCACTTTGAGTGTTGTCCTCCCTGACGGTAGGGTCACTCAATTTAAGGGTATCGTCCCATGAAGATTCGATACATAAATCAGCAGAACAAATCAGATTCGATGAATGGCGCTGTAATCGAGGAGAGCGTGAAGCTCGCTGAATTGCTCAACAGCAAGCGAAATGAGCCCCCATTCCTCGGCGAGCTTTCCGGCAGCAACGGCTATCACATCGAGTTTGGAATTGGTGGCGACATCGGGTGTGTGCAATTCAGCAGGATGGACGGTGATCCTCCGTATCTCATGGCCGTGTCTACAAATCCACCGATAAAAAGTGGATATGTTGAGTTTCTCATTAGTAATACCCCTACGCCATTTGCCGCGCGATATATTATAAGTTTCGACGAGTTGAAGGAAGTCGTACTTCATTTTATGAAAACCGGCGAACGGAGCGATAGGGTTTTATGGCAGGAATTGGACCCGCGAGCCGTTAAAGACGATGCGGAACGTCGAAATATGAATTGAAAAAGACAACAACTGCAGTCAGCAAAGTTCGCCATGAAAGTTCGATATTTGAGCGCTATTTGAGCGCTGCCCACCGCAGGGGTTAGATCGTTACGCCATGATCATCTATTTTCGTAATTATCAAGATAAGCTCGATCCAAATCATGGACGCGCGATTTCGAGTGAGGATGATCTTATTGATCTCCTTGACCGCGCGCACAGTCAGGCGCCTTTCATAGCCGAATTTTGCGGCGCTGGAGATTTTCATATTGAGATTGGGATTGGTGGAGATTTCGGCTGCGTCCAATACAGCCGTGTGGACGGGACGCCGCCATATTTGGTTGCTGTCTCTCACCGCTCGCCAATGAAGCGCGGCTACATTGAGTTTCAATGCGGTGGTACGCCTACACCGATTGGTGCGCGTAATATTCTCCGTTTCGTCGAGTTGAAGGAAGTCGTCCTCCACTTCATGAGGACTGGCGAGCGGAGCAACTCGGTCTCTTGGCGGGATCTCAAGGAGGACGCAGAGCGTCCCCGGAGGCGTGACAGATCGCACCGAACAAAACCAAGGCGCTAGCCTTCGCCATGGGCGGCAAGCAGTCTTCACGGCGCGGCTGAACCTGCCGGCGGTGACCATGCCGGAGCGGTCTTATCTGCGGTTGTCGCTGAGGGGATGGCGGAGGAGATTAGTGGACAGCTCGGGGAGGCGGTCCGCGATGAAGCTTAATTTCGCTTGCCGACCGAGTTGCTCAGCCTTTCTCGGACGCCCGCTTTCCGCCTACTATGGGTTAAAGGCGGGCCTTCGTTTTCACGCTATTCTTTTAGCAAAATTGCGAAAACCCGTCAATGGCCGGCGTTTGCCCTTTTTCGCAATTTTGATAAGATGACAGTGGCGCTTTGGACCGTTCGATGTTATGTTTCGCCCAGTGGGCGAGACATGATTGACGATTGGCATGGGCGCCAATCCGACGAGGTTCAGGCCACCATGGCCGTTGCGCTTGAATATCTGGTTCAACGGCCACGTAACGAGTGGCGCCGACCTGAGTTTGATCTTCTATCCGGCAAATTGAGAGAGATTGGCGAAATCCGCTTCAAGGTGGACAAGCAATATCGGATTCTGGGCTTTTTCGGACCTTCTCGCTCAGATTTCACTTTGCTAGTCGGAGCCAGCAAAAAGGGAAGCAATTACGATCCGAAAAACGCGCTCGACACCGCGCTGGGTTGAATGAAGCAGATAAGAAACGATGGGAGGCGAAGCCGTGTTTGCGATTTCTAGCATTGGAAAAAAGCTTCTGGAAAAGCTTCAACGAAAAGCATATCGCCATGCTTACTTAGCGCAGCATGTGAGGCGCGGCATTGCTTACCAGATTCGTGCAATGCGCGATCAACGGAAATGGAAACAAGGCACGTTTGCTCAAGCTCTCGGCAAACCTCAAAGTGTCGTCAGCCGTCTTGAAGACCCTGAGTACGGCAAGTTGACGCTCCAAACTCTCTTGCAGGTCGCGAACGTGTTCGACGTTGCGTTGGAAGTGCGTTTTGTCAGCTATTCGACTTTTATTTGCAATACTCGGGATGTTTCTATTCCATCAATGCGCGTGCCGGAATTTAAGAGAGACCTTGGTTTGGTGGGATTAAGCCCGATTTTAGTTCGAGGAGGTCAACAATTCATTGTTGCTGAAGCTGGAGCAACTAATGAAATAAAAACATCCGCCGGGGTACTTACGTTCGCTAGCACGCAACAAGCCGGTTCACTGATTCTGCACTAAACGAGGTATCCTGTCATGGCCGATACACCTCAGACTCCACCTGCTGCCGCCGTTCTTCCACAAAACGCTTTGCTTCAAATGGTTTTGCGTTCGGCGAATTACCGCGAGTTCTATGCGAGCGGCTTTACGGTTCGCGCAACCATATCCGACTTTTCTATCATATTTCTCAATCTTACCTCTGGTGGCGGAGCCACTGTGGTCAACCAAGAGGAGGGTGCAGTTACTATGACCCTCCCTATTCTAAAAGTGCTTGCAGCGAATCTGTCGAAGGCTGTGCAAGCAATCGAAAGCAAACTAGGGCCAATCAAAATCGACAAGAGAATGCTTCCGACAGACGAAAGAATGGCTGCCCTCGTCTCCGGGTTAGATGTCGCTCAAATTGGAGAATAATTTCCTGCGCTCAAAGCCAGCCGCTGTGATTTTCAAAACCGGTCGCTAGGCTCGGCATCAAGCAGGCATAAAGTTTTCGCCACGACTTTACGAGGAAACGCGATGACCACCATCACCCGCGAACAGATTTCCGTTGCCTTCTTCGATCTCATCAAAGGCGCGGCGAGTTTCACGGCGACGAGCCGGCGCTTCGTGCATTGGGATCAGGTCAATGAGACGCAGATGCCGTTTCTGACCATGCTCAAGACCGGCGAGGTGCGCGGCCGGCAGAACGAGGGGCTGCCGGCGCTGACCATCAATGCCCATGTGTTCGTCTATCTCTCGGCCGGGATGGATCCGGAGGATACACCGGATACCGCCATGAATGCGCTGCTCGACGCCGTCGATGCCGCGGTCGTCCCGAGCGGCGCCGATGCAATGAACGGCAACAAGCAAACCCTCGGCGGGCTCGTCGCTCATTGTTACTCCTTTGGCCCGGTTTTCATCGATACCGGCGACATCGACGGCAAAGCCGTCGCAGCGATTCCGTTCCAGGTTTTGGTGCCGTAGCAGCACAACGAATGGCGAGTGGCGAATAGCGAATGGGGCAGGGACTTCGTGCTTTCCCGTCGCTGTTCACCATTCGCCATTCCCTATTCGCCACTCGCTATTTCGCTATTCGCCCTATTTCCAAAACTCTGACCAGGAGATACAGCCCATGACCCAATACGCCTTCGGCTCCGGCACGCTGATCGGCAAGCGCACCGACGTCGCCAATACGCCGCCCGCGCTGCTCGGCACGCTGGAATCGGTTTCGCTCGATTTCGACCGCAAGGTCGAGTTCTTGCTTGGCCAGTACAACATGCCGGTCGCGGCCGGCGGCGGCGAGTTCAAGATCGCTGGCAAGGCGAAATACGCGCGCCTGCAGGCGACCCAGATCAACAACCTGTTCCTCGGCCAGACCTTGACGGCCAACAGCATGCTGGAAATGACCACCGGCGAGAGCGACACCGTCGCCTCGGGCGCCGTTACGGTAGCCAACAGTGCCACCTTCGGCGAGGATTACGGCGTATTCTACGCATCGAGCGGCGCGCAGCTCGCGCCGGTGGCGTCGTCGCCGGCGCAGGGCCAATACAGCGTGGCGAGCGGCGTCTACAGCTTCAATACCGCCGACAACGGCGCCGCGGTGCTGATCTATTACACTTACACCGTCGCTTCCGGCAATAAGATCAGCCTCGCCAACCAGCTCACCGGGCCGTTGCCGACGTTCGAGATCTCGTTGAAGGAAACCTTCAACTATTTCGGCGTTGCCAAGGATTTGGTGGTGAAGCTCAACGCCTGCGTCTCGCCAAAGCTGTCGCTGCCGTTCGCCAACCAGAAATTCACCGTCGCCGAGTTCGATTTCCAGGCGATCGCGGACGCTTCGAACAATATCGGCACCATCAGTTTGAGCGAATAGGGAGACGCCGCGTGAGCCTCGATCGTGACGAATCCATCGATCTGGCGGCGGCGCGCCTGGTACGTCTCGCCGGCCGCGATTTCCACGTGGCGCCGCTGTCGCTGCGGCAAATCCTCGCCATTGCCGACCATGTGCCAAAACTCTCCGGCATCGGCATGGACAATCTGTCCGGCGAGCGGCTTAAGCCGCTGGCCGAGGTGCTGTGGCACGGTCTGCGCCGGGCCCATCCCCGGCTGACCCATGACGAGTTTTTCGATCTGCCCATCACCATTGCCGAGCTCGTCGCCGCGCTGCCGGTCGTCATCGAACAGGCCGGCGGCAGAAAGGTCGATGCCGCCGCGGGGGAAATCTTGGCGACGAGCGCTTCGACGCCTTCGACTGGCGCGCGCTCGTCGCCGACCTCGTGATCGAGCTTAACTGGACGCGCGATCAGGTCTTGGACCAGGTCGACGTCTTCTTTCTCGAGGACCTGCATAGGGCCTGGGCGGATTGTCCGCCGCTGCGGCGGATGGTGGCGGCCTATCTCGGCATCAAGCCAAATCAGCAAGCCTCGAAAAACTATCACGATCTGCTCGCGATGTTCCCGAGCGGAATAATCAAATAAGCCAGGAGGCACGCGATGGCCAACGACAATAGCGTCGATGTGCGCTTTGGCGCTTCGACCGATGGGCTCGAGGAGGGCGTTGGCCGCGCCAAGGCGTCCGTTGCGGCCTATGTGGCGTCGATCAAGGATCTGTCCGGCCAGCTCAATGCAATGGGCGACAGCGCGGACGAGGCGGGAAGCAAGCTCAGCGCCGCGGCTTCCAATCGGCAGGGGGCGCGGCTTGCCGCCGAAGAGATGCGGAGCCAGATGCAGCAAGCCAATATCGCCTATCAGGAGGAGATGGAGCATCTCAAAACCTCGCTCGCTCTTCATAAAATTACCGAGGAGGAAAAGACCACGGCAACGATCGCTGCGATCCAAAAGCGGCTGGACGCGCAGCTGAAGGCGCTCGAGAAGCAGAGGGCAGCGGCCAACGGCGATGCCGTTGTTTTGAAGCGGGTCGAGGACCAGAAAATCCTCGACCAGAAAAAGGCGGATCTCGACATAGAAAAAGCCAACGACCAGGCAGCATTGAAATATGCGCAGGAATGGAAAGCGGCCGCCGATCAAGTGGCTGGCGCCATAAACTCGCAATTGAAAGGACTGCTCGCCGGCACCACGTCGTGGTCCAAAGCTATGAAGAACATCAGCGCCGATCTGGCGCTGAAATTCATCGAGAATCAGGTCAAGGCGACCGCCGAGTTCCTGGTCAGCAAGGCGAGCGAACTGACCACTCATGTTGCCACCGAGACCGCCAAGACGGCCGCAACGACAACCGGTTCCGAGGTGCGGACTGCAATGGAGGTGGCCTCGGGCAAAGTCAGCATTTTCGAAGTCATCGGCAACGCGTTGAAATCGATCTACGCCTCGGCCGGCCAAACGGCCAGCGAAGTGTCGGCGGCGGTCGCGCCGGAAGCCGGTCCGGCCGCGCCGGCGATCGGCTTGGCGGCCGGCGGCGCGATTGCGGCCGGCGCCATCGGTCTTGTGGCGAGCGCCGATGTCGGCACCGATTACGTCGTGCGCAGCGGCTTGGCGGTCATTCATCAGGGCGAAAAGATCATTCCGTCGGCGAAGACGTCGGGGCCGTTTACCGGCGCCGGCATGGCCGGCACCGTCCACGCTCCGGTCAGCGTCAACATCTCCGCCTTGGATTCGCGAAGCGTCGAACGCTTCTTCAACGACAACGCCAAACACATGATCGGCGCCATCAACAAAGGCATCAAGAGCGGCGCCCATCTCGGGCTACGCGGCTCACGGGCATGATAGGAGCGAAAAGAGATGACGACGCCGCCTTCGCTGCCGACATTGCCGGGGCTGGCCTGGTCGCGCCGCAAGAAGCCCGCGTTCAACACGCGCATCGCCTCGCATGTGTCCGGCCGCGAGGCCCGCGTTGCGCTGATGAATTATCCGCTCTACGAGTTCGAGGCGACCTATGACGGCCTTACCTCGTCGGCAAGCGGATTTGCCGGGCTTGGCGCGTCGAGCCTGCAGAGCCTGATGGGCTTTTTCCTGCAGCTGCAAGGCCAGTTCGGCACGTTTCTCTATACCGATCCGGACGACAGCACCGTCACCGGCCAAGGTATTGGCATCGGCGACGGCACGACGACGGCCTTCACCTTCGCCCGCGCCCTCGGCGGTTTCGCCGAGCCGGTCGGCTGGGTGACGGCGGTCTCGCATGTGTATCTCAATGGCACGCCGCAATCCGGTGGCAGCTTTAGCTTGGCGACGCCGAACACGTTGAGCTTCACCACGCCGCCAGGCGCCGGCGTCGTGGTGTCCGCCGACTTCTCTTTCGCCTTTCAGTGCCGGTTTCTCGACGACCAGATGGAATTCGAGGAATTCATGTCGAACCTGTGGAAGCTCGAAAGCATGAAATTCCGCAGCGTGAAGGGCGGGCCGTGAGACGCGCAGCTCGCGCCAGCCGCAATAGCTTGTGCCCCTTGCCGGAACGCTGGTTTCCCGACATTGTGACAACCATAGCGCGTGCCGCCTTGGCGATCGAAGTGACAGCCCTGCAAACGATCGAAGTTCTGACACGCGCCAAGCTCGTCGGCGACGGCTTCCTCCAATCGGTCTCGGTGATGCGATGTTCAGCCTGATCTCCAGCACGACAGTAAACGGGTTCTCAAGCGTCTCCGCCGACGGCAAAACTTGGTCCAGCCCGGTCACGCTGCCGTTCGGCAGCCTTCTGTGTAGCGCGTGGTCGGAATCGCTGGGGATTTTCTCCGCTCTCGGCTCCGCCGGAAACGGGCTGACTTCGCCGGACGGAGTGAGCTGGACAACCACGCCCTATATCCCGACGCCCGATCATTACAACGCAATGTGCTGGTCGCCCACGCTCGCGATATTCTGTAGCCCGGCCGGTCCGGGCACGGGTAGCCAAAATGTGGCGACATCGACTGACGGGGCGAACTGGAGCGTAACGGCCGGAATGCCATCATCGGCGCGATGGCGCGGCATCTGCTGGTCGCCGGGACTGGCTATATTCTGCACGGTAGGGACGAACGTGGTTGCCGTATCCCCCGATGGCGTGAACTGGACCGCGGGCACGATGCCTGCCGGTACTTGGAACACCGTCGCTTGGTCACCGAGCTTGCGGATATTCCTGGCGACTGAGAATGGATCTACATACGCGACTTCGACGAACGGCACGAGCTGGAGTACCTCGACACTCCCAGCAAAAGCGAGCGCGGCCATCGGAAGTTGCTGCTGGTCGGCATCGCTGGCACTTTTCTGCGTGGTAGGTGCCAGCGTTATGACGTCATCCGACGGCACGACTTGGAGCAGCAACATGCTTCCCGTGACTATGGCGTTTGTTGCCTACTCGGACGGCCTCGGCATCTTTGCTGCGAGCAGCGGCGGCACTGGCAACGGTAATGCGAGCTCGCCGGACGGAGTGACTTGGACGGGCCGATCCATCACCAATGAATTGTGGATCTCGATGGCGGTGGGATGCTAGCCACCTGGCCTTGCGCGCGGCAGTTGCGCCGCGTGAAAGTCGCGCAATGTTCGTTCGCTTCGGCAAACCGATCGCGCCACTCCTGTGCCACAAGGTATCGTTCGTCAGCAACAACGATGATCCGCTGACTACGCAAATGCGCCAAACAGAGCTGCGGCTCTCAAGCATTGTTGCCATTGGTCGACGAGCCGCAGTTGCGCCTCGATCAAAAGAAGCGCTCTTCTGAAGTCCATGCTATTGCGATTGCGGCCATAGCCGCGCGTCCCAAGCCTGTCAAAAAATCTCCTGTATCGGAGCGCGTCGCCATGAAACCGGCCACGAACGCACTCATCAATTATCTCAACACGGCCCGCGCCAGCCCCGACGCGCAGTTGCTGATGGCGGACGCCTTTTTGTTCACGCTGCAAGGCGGCAGCACGCTGGCCTATACCAATATCGATGTGACTTTCACGTATGGGGGCGTCGCCTATCTGGCGAATTCCATCCTGATTGACGGCCTCAAATACAAGGCCGCGGTCGGGCTCAATGTCGATCAGCAGCAGATTACCGTTGCGGCACGCGCGACGGATATCATCACCGGCGGCGCGCCGTTCCTCCAGGCGCTGCGCGACGGTTCGTTCGACGGCTGCGAGATCGTCCGCTATCGGGTGTTCTTTTCCGATCGGCTGGGCGGTACGGCGATCGGCGCGGCGATGCTGTTCAAGGGGCGGCTTGGCACCATCGATGAGATCGGCCGCACCAGCGCCAAGATCACGGTCAATTCCGATCTGGTCCTGCTCGACATCGACATGCCGCGCAATATGTATCAGCCGACGTGCTTGCACACGCTTTACGATCCGGGCTGTACGCTTCACAAGTCCGACTTTCAAGCCAATGGCACGGTCGGTGCCGGATCGACGGCCTCGATCATCTATTGGCCGCTCGCCAATGCCAATTTTGCGCAGGGCACGATCACGTTCACGTCCGGCGTTCTCGCCGGCGTGACGGCGACGGTTGGCTCGGCGGTGAACGGCTCTTCATTGAACCTCATCAATCCGCTGCAGAGCGTGCCGGCGACCGGCGACGGCTTCACGGTGTATTTCGGCTGCGATCACACGCTGACGACGTGCCAGGCGAAGTTCAACAATTTGGTCAATTTTCGCGGCTTTCCCTACGTGCCGCCGCCGCAGATGGCGATCTGATTCGGACGACAGATAGCGGAGTACGGATGATGGAGAACGGCAATCCAGCGTCCATCGTCCGTCTGCCGCCGTCTGAGACCGCACAACGTGCCGCCGTTGTCGCCGAGGCGCGGTCGTGGATCGGCACGCCCTATCACAACTGCGCCGATATCAAGGGTGTCGGCGTCGATTGCGGCATGCTGCTGGTCCGCGTTTTCGTCGACTTGAATCTCTGTCCGCCGTTCGACCCACGGCCATACCCGGTGGACTGGCACCTGCATCGCAGCGAAGAGCGCTATCTCGGCTTCATCTTCGATCGCAGCGCCGAAACGGCGCAGCCGCAGCCCGGCGACGTAATGGTGTTCCGCTATGGCCGCTGTTACTCGCACGGCGGCATCGTCATCGCGGCAGAGCCGCTGCGCATCGTTCACGCCTATTACCAGGCCCGAATGGTCATCGAGGACGAAGTCTTGCGCAACGCCGTTCTCGCCGATCCGGCGCGCAAGCCGCGTTTTTTCAGCGTTTGGGCCAAGACATCATGAGCGCAGGCCATGAGCATATTCCGCAGCGGCGGATCAAAACCAGCAGCGACGCCGGACTATACCGGCCTGCAAATCCAGACCGCGGTCTCGGCGCTACCGATCCCGATCGTATGGGGAACCAACAAGACCGCGCCGAACGTCATCTGGTACGCCAATTTCAAGGCGATTCCCGTCACCAGTGGCGGCGGCGGCGGAAAGGGACTTTTCGGCGGCAGCAACGGCAACACCGGCCAATACGATTACAAGGCCGACGTCATCCTGGCGATCTGCGAAGGGCCGATGACGGGCATCGGCGACGTTTGGCGCGGACAGTCGACGACCTCGCTCGGCGCGCTCGGACTGTCGCTGTTTCCCGGCACCACGCCGCAGGCCGTTTGGTCTTATCTCTCCACGCCGGCCGCCACCAGTTCGATCGTGGGGATTCTCGCCGGCATTCAGCCGACGCTCGGCGAAGCGGCGTTGTTGGGTCAGGCCGCGCTCGCCTATCAAGGCACCTCCTATGTCGCCGCCGCGCAATACGACTTGTCCGACAGCGCGACGCTCGATAACCACAATTTCGAGGTTTTGGGATTCCGCTGGGCGACCGGCTACGGACAGACGCCCTATACCGACGTCCCCGGTACGACGGCAATTTTCGTCGATGCCGATCCGGCGCTGGTCGTCTCCGACTTTTTGACCGCTTCGCAATATGGCGTCGGCTTTCCGGCGGCGTCGATCGACGCGACGTCGCTGTTCGGTTCCGGCGGCGACGCGTCGTACCAGACATATTGCCGCGCCGTTGGCCTCGCGTTCAGCCCGGCACTCACCGACGCCGAGACGGCGTCGAGTATTGTGGACCGCTGGCTGCAGCTGACCAATACCGCCGCCGTCTGGTCGGGCGGCTTGCTGCGCTTCATTCCCTACGGCGACACCGCAGTGACCGGCAACGGCGTGACGTTCACTCCGAACGTGACGCCGATCTACGATCTCGGCGACGACGATTACATCGTCGAGAACAATGCCGACCCGCTCACCGTGTCGCGCACCGACCCTTACGAGGCCTACAACGTCTGGCGCGTGGAATGCGCCGACCGCAACAATGCCTACAACCTCACCCCGGTCGAAGCGCGCGACCAGAACGCCATCGAGCTGACCAGCCAAAACCTCGGCGGCGGCCGCGGCGAGCGCATCGCACCGACCGTCACGGCGCACGAGATCTGCGACACCGGCGTGGCGCTAATCTCGGCGCAGCTGATGCTGCAGCGCGCGGTCTATATCCGCAACACCTACAAGTTCCGCCTGTCTTGGGAATACTGCCTGCTCGACCCCATGGACCTGGTGACGGTCACCGACACCGTTTTGGGCCTCGACAAGACGCCGATCCGCATCACCACGATCGAGGAGAACGAGAACGGCTATCTGGAGATCACGGCGGAAGAGTTTCCGCTCGGCTATGCGACAGCGACAAAATACGCGACCACCTCGGTCGTCAATGTGCCGAGCGACCGCAACGTCGATCCGGGTTCGGTCGCCGACGTCCTCATCTTCGAGCCGACCGACCAGCTCGGCGGCGGCTTGGTGATCATGGCGGGAGCATGCAGCGCCAATCCGCTCTGGGGCGGCTGCAATATCTGGTTGTCCTATCAAGAGGATGGCAATTACAGCCAGATCGGCACGGTCAAGGCCAGCGCTCGCATCGGCGTCACCACGGCAGACCTGCCGCCGGTGGGCGTGAGCGTCACCGGGCAGACCATCGACCAGACCAACACGCTGGCGGTGGATCTGACGGAAAGCGCAGGCGCGCTGTCGTCGGGCACGCAGGCCGATGCCGCGGCGCTGAACAACCGCTGCTATGTCGGCGGCGAGATCATCTCTTACGAGACGGCGACGCTGACCGGCGCGTACGAATACAATCTCAGTTACCTGGTGCGCGGCGTCTATGGCACGGAAGACGACATCGTCGACCATCCGGCCGGCAGCAAATTTGCGCGGATCGATGGCTCGTTCTTCTCCTACCCCTACGATCAAAGCCGCATCGGCGATACGGTCTATCTGAAGTTCCAGAGCTTCAACGTCTATGGCGGCGGCACCCAGTCGCTCGCCGACTGCACCGCGTTCGCCTACACGATCACCGGCGCGGCGTTGGCATCGCCACTGCCCGACGTCACCGATCTTTACACCAACTATGAGGCCGGGTTTCAGAAGATCTACTGGGACGAGATCGAGGACTTTCGCAACGGCATTCTCTACGAAATCCGCCAAGGCGATATCTGGGACGCCGCCCAATTCATCCGCTCGCAGGCGCACCCGCCGTTCATCGCGCAGGGCAACGGCACATTCCTCATCAAGGCGCGCTGCCAGCCGGTCGCCGGGCTGACGGTTTATAGCGAGAATGCCGCGGCCGTCGAGATATCGGGCAACCAGCTTTCGCTCAACCTTTTGGCCGGGTTCGACGAAAAGGCGACCGGCTGGAGCGGTACGTTCGAAAACGGCATCGGCGTCGATGCCGGGAACTTGCGGCTTGGCGGCGCCGGAAATATTCTCGGCGTCAACCCACTGCTGCAATCGGCGGTGACGGGCGCAGCGACCGCAAGCGGCAACGTTCTGTCGTTCGCCTATCTGCCGTCGAACGTTGCGGTCGGCATGGCGGTCGCCGATACCACGACGGTCGGCGTCATTCCGGCGCTCGCGACCGTCACGGCGATCAACGACAACGTGATCGATTATGGCTCGGTCGTGGGCACGGCGACGGCGGCCGTCGATTACGGCGCGGTCGCGACCGCGGCCGCGACCGACATCGATTACGGCTCCATCACCGGAACGCCGGCGACGGTCGCCATCAGCGCGCCGGTCGCCGGCGGCGGCGTGCTGTCCGGCGATACCATCGTCTTTTCGATCCCGGACGTGCTCGATTTCGGCGGCGTGATCACCGACACGCCGGTCTACTACACCATCCCGGCGGCGCACATCGTCAACGCCGGCTCGGTGGTGCAGGCCTCGGTGAACGCGTCGACGCAAATCCAAGGCCAGCCGGTCGGCCAGAATGTTCTCGCCGACTCCGACGTCCTGACCGATGCCGATATTCTCGGCTCCGCCTCGACCCAATATGTCGACGGCTGGATCGAGATCGCGCTGTCGCAGGACGGCGCCACATTTGGCGCGTGGCAAAAGTTCGTGCCGGGCGTCTATCCGGCGATGGCTTGGAATTTTCGGCTGGCTCTGCAATCGAGCGACCCGAATACGATCGCCGAGGCTTTAGCCTTCAGCTTTGCGGTGCAGCTGCCGTCGCGCATCGATCACTACCAGAATCAGTCGGTACCGAGCGGCGGCCTGCCGATCACCTTCCGCCGCGATCCGCCGAGCCCGGCGACGCCGGCGGCGTTCAACGGCGGGCCGGGCAGCGCGGATCTGCCTTATGTGAGCGTGTCGTGGCAGCCGACGGCGGGCGATCAATACACCATCAGCGGCTTGTCGCGCTCGCAGCTGACAATTCGTTTCACCAACGGCGGCTCGTTTGTCGAGCGTGACAACGTCAACATAACGGTCGAGGGATTTTGACATGATCGAACGCATTCGCGCGGCCTTTGCCGCATTCTTCGTCGCCGGCACGATCGTTGCGGCAGCCCCCGCGTCCGCAGCGCCCGCCATCTGCGTCATGCCGACCACGGGCACGGTGTCGGGCCTCACTTTGGTGCAGGACATCAACAACTGCTTCGGCGCCGCGCTCGCGCTCTTCGAAGGCGGCACGGCGCCCGCCTCGCCGGCGACGGGCATGCTGTGGTGGAACACCGGCACCGGATGGGTCCAGCAATGGGACGGCGCCGCCTGGCTCAATCTTTGGGCCGTCGACTCGACGAACCACCTGATCTATCCGCAGGTCGGCGGCGGCTTGGTCGGCCTTGCCTCGGCCGCAACCACCGACTTGTGCTCGAACCCGGCCAACCATATCCAGATCAGCGGCTCGGCCACGATCACGAGCTTCGGCTCGAGCTGCGCGCTCGGGCAGTGGAAGTCGTTTTTCATCAACGGCGGCACGCCGACATTGGTGGCGAGCGGCAATCTCATTCTGCCGAACGGCGGCAGCAATATCGCGGCGGCGAGCGGCGACACCGGCATCGCCGCCTATCTGGGCTCCGGCGTCTGGGTGGTCAAGAGCTACCAGCGCGCCAGCGGCGCGGCGCTCTCAAGCGTTGGGCTCAGTGTCGGATCGTCGGCGCTGGCGCAATCGGCGCAGGGCTATGAGGCACCGATCAATCTGCAACTTGCCGCGGCCGTGGCCGGCAATAATCTGACCGTGACGGTGCTGGGCGTGAACGGCAGCAATCCGGCATCGACGAATCCGGTGCTGGTCAATTTCAGATCGACGACGCTCAATAACGGATCGAATGGCGTCGTCTATGGGCAAATCACGGCGCCGCTGTCGTTTCAGGTCACCGCCGGCAATACGATGGGCTGCACGACCGGCGTCGTTTGCCGGCTTTGGGTCACCTTGATCTGCCGCACGGAAACATCGGGGACCTGTACCGACATTCGCGTGGGCTTGAGCGATCAATCGACCGCCACGCAAGTCTTTCCGCTCGCCGAGGACGTGCTGCAGACCACGGGAGCAGGGACGCAGGGCGGCGGCACGGCGGGCGTCATTCAAACGAATATCGCGAGCCTGTCGGGCGTGGCGATCAGGATTGCCGGCTATATCGAGGTGACATGGCACAGCGGCACCGGCTGGGATACGACGCCAAGCAAGGTGCAGCTGTTCGGGCCCGGCGTGCATAAGCCCGGCGATCTTGTGCAAACCGTATACTATTCGTCGCCATCGGGTGGAACGACGTCGTCGGGGTCGCCCGGCATTGCATGGTCGAGCTCGATCACGCCGACATCGGCCATCAATCTCGTTGCGATCAATGCGACTGTTTCCGGATTTACGTCATCGACGACATCTTCACAGGTGATATCGCAAATCTACCGGGGCTCAACGCCCCTGTGGGCTGCGCTGCAAATAGGAGATGCAAACGTGAATGGCGAGATTCTCGGATCGAATACCTTCAATCTTCTTGATAATCCGGGGGCAACCTCGACGCAGACATACAATGTCGAAATTTTCCGCGGCGGCGCCGGCACCATAACGTTCTCGGCGGTGACGATAATGCTTCAAGAGATCATGGGCGCGTTGGACGAGCCGGCCAATGACGACGGCTTGCCGCTGCGGCTTGTGGGGTAGGGCATCGCGATGGCAACGGTAACCCAGGTCCAACTGCGCCGCGGCACCTCGGCCCAGGTCGCGGCCTTCACCGGCGCGCCGGGCGAGGTCGTCGTCGATACCACCAACAACCGCGCCGTG